GCCGCATGCTCTTTTTGCATACGCCTAAAAACCTTCATTGGAAACCAACTAGCCATAACTATATCAGTTTTTTCCTTGTTTCGTTTAGAAACAGGTTTACCATCAAAGTATAACAGTTGTTGCCTGTATTGTTGTACTTTTGCATTTGACATACCATCACCGACAGGAAGATGTATACGTTTATCTTCAAATAGGTCTGCCATTGCACCTACACCATACAGAGGGTCATGTTTGTTTTTACCTGTTAAATGACCTTGTACAGTGATACCAGTACGCAATGTAAATTCTTTTATAGCTGCATCTTGACGAATTGCAGTTTGAAATCCGTTTTCTTCTACTATCCAATGTCTACAATCATAATCATGTAACCATTGTGCCATTTGGTCTAACGCAGCCCTGATACCACCACCACGTTTGTTTTCTAAATCTACTAAATATAATTCACCTTTGTACTGGTCTATACCCCACAATACCGATGCTTGGTAGCCACTTGATGCAGGGTCTAGTCCAGCAACTAAATATAAATTTTTGTACATTTGACCCATAACTAAATCAGGTCGCATACATTGGTCAATGACATTCATAGTAAAGATTTGTGTACCTTCTACATATGCCTGGTTAAAATAAACCATTTCGAATGTCTGTCTACCACCTGTAGATTCAGCAGAATGCAACCTAGACATTAACCATTTAAAAGAACGTTTGGTAGGCCATAACATACACTCAACGTGTTCTTCTTCTGAATGTTCTGGTATTTCACAATCAAGTTTGTGTGCAGTTTCTACAATGCTTGTAAAGTTATCTGATTCAAGCAAGTGGTTATATAAATCATCAGGGTGCTGACGTGAACCAATTACAACTACAGCTGTATGTTCCTCTTTACGACTTGATAGTGTAGTAGTCCACCATTGTCTTGTACTTTCTCTAGCACCAGGTTGTTGTGTAGTTTGATGGTCCTCAATGTCGTCTGCAATTATTATGTCACAGTCACGTGATAGAATTTTACCACCCTTACCTACAGCAACCATAGTTGGAGATTTAATACCTGCAACTGTTCTAGTACCTACAGTAAATTGATTTTGTGACCAGTTTTTACCTGACCTGTTATCTGGTTTAAAGTTTTGTCCAGGAGGACAGTATGCTTCTCGTAACTCTTCGTTTGTATCTAGTACATCAAGTACAGCAGATAACGCATTCTTTGCAATATCTTCGTTACCACCTACCCACATAATACGTACATTAGGGTTACGGCATATCTGATATACAGCAAAGTGTATAAGAAGTTCTGTTTTACCGTGTCGTGGGGGTGACAGTATTAATAATTCTTTACCTTCTTCTATAGATTCAATAATGTTATTTATCCAGTTAGTATGAAAAGGCGCGGTTTCATACTTCTTACCTAGTTCGGTACGGAAGTATTTATCGCGGAAGCTTGAAAAATTTTCTAATGCAGCTTTGGCATCTTCGGATAACTCCCAATCTTCAGCTGCTACTGAGTTACGTAAGTCAATCTTGTAGGCAGCGAGCATACGACTGACAGTAGCCGATGTGCAACCAAGGAGGGAAGCTGCCTCAGCTACTGCCATGTCGCCAGTTGCAACTGTTTCAGCTATACCTTCGCTTACGAAAGCTTGGTAATACTGCCCTCTTCTGACGCTAGCGTAGTCGCCCTCGTCAGACTTACGTTCTATATTAATCGGTTTTGCATCAATTTTCTTGTTGTATCTATTAGCTGCTGCCCAGACACGTTTAGAACACTTAGGGGAACAAAATTTCTTTTGTTTACCAGTTAATCGCTTCTTGCAACTTGGTGCATGACATACCACATAATTTGGCATAAATTCTACTTCCTTGTAGATTGTTGTATAGATTGAATTATATGCTATAGTTCAGTTAAATACAAACACTTAAAACAAGTATTTTGTTACAGGTAAAGCGGTGACCGGGACATCAAAAGCTGCTGACAGGTAAAACTGTACACTAGAAAGACAAAGGCAGTACCCAAGGACTGAAGAAAAGTTTAAGTTAGACTACCCTCCCCCATATGCCCGCTCATGCACAAAAAGACTATAGACATTGGGGTTTTACTGTAGTACAGAATTACCAACATATTTTTTTAGACTTACGTACAATATGTAAAGGACTCAGATTGACATATGTAAGTCAAACAGATATGTAGAAACAATAAATATATTATCCTTCGGAATATATTTACTGTCTACACATACTGTATACAGTATACTGTATAAATATACTTAGGAAATAAGTACATTTGAAATTAAATACAGGGGTATGTCGGTTTAATATATACCTATGAAGTTATATGAAATCATATACCTTTAGAAACAACTAATAACAGACCTTCTGTAAATCCTTCGATTACAGAACGTCTGTAATAAGTAAGTATAGTTATAAAAAGAAAGGATTGATTATGTCAAATTATAACTGGACTAAACCTAAAGTATGTAAGTATTGTAAATACAATATTGTACATAAAGGCGAAACCTACTGGAAAGCTGGTACAAAGCGAGATAGTCAGGGAGAGCTTATACGTTATCCACTTAACTTACACTACCAATGTGGTGTTGAGTTATATAACAAAGGCGAAAACCTTTGGGAATGGAGCAAGCGTGACTTAAATGGTAATTCTATAAAACAACTTGCTTTAAGTATATTTAAGTAAATATCATCTAGTACTGTACCAGTGACAGTACTAGTTGATATATATTAAAAGAAAGGAATGCTATGAAAAAGAAATTAGCTAACTATATTATGTCCAAAGAAAATGGCATAGTCGCAAGACTTGCATTTAAATTTGGATTGCACGATAAGTGCTACATAAATCAACGAATGGATTGCTGGTGTTGGTAATGTATATATCACTCTGTCAGTGCCAATGACTGACAGACTGATATGTATATAAAATATATATATATCGTTGCTATTAAGAATATTATGAAAGGAGTACTAATGGCAAGTAAGTTAAACTATGAAATGGTATGTGGTATCACTGGTGAGCAAATCACTGAGTGGAAAGACGTAACATTTATTACAACATATATCAAAGGAGATAAGGTAACTATCCCATTGCATATAAATAAATGGGCATTATTGGAACTACATAATGCAAGTCCTACATCTAAGAAATCACGTGAAGAAGCAAACAAATCAGAAGCTGAAAGCGTGTCTGAAGACGTAGCTATTGAGGACGCAGTCCTTGATGTCGAAGTTATGGAAGAAGTAGCACCCTACTAATTTGTAGCTTCTTAGAGCGTGTTAGAAATAGCACGCTTTATAGAAGTTATATATATAGCTTCTGTATAATAGATAAAAGAAAGGGGATATCTACAATGGATATTGTCAAAATAAAACAGGCACTAGAAACATTAGAGCCATTAATAAATACAACTGATTATGAAATATTAAGACGCCAAGTAGGACAAGGTGTCATATTGTTTCATGAAAATAAATCAGAAGATAACTATAGGGCAGATTTAATGGCATTAGGTATCGATATGAAACTTGATGTAGAAGTTTTTGATGCTCCATTTTAAGTAAAAGTACGTATATATTACAGTCTGTTGTCTGTACTTATGACAGACAACAGTCTGTATACGAAAGGGAATTATGGATACAGAAGATAAATTAAAAGAACTATCTAAAGAACAATTAATAAATATTATTAACTGGACACGAAGAGATTTATATAATGCTGCTATCAATACAGAATTAAATTCATTTGTTCGTGGCTGGTGTCGTATGTTAAAAGAAGCTATTGAATATCAAGTTACAAAAGCTTTTAATACATTAGTTAAGGAAGAAGAATGACTGAAGTAGAAATCATACAACAATTATGGGAATGTTTACGCAGAGGTTATTCATATAGTGAAGCACAGCTTCATATGAAAGCTTTTGGCGAAGGTAAAAATACAATTAAAAAAGTAGTAGTGATAGATGATGAGTAATTACTGCACAAATTATGAAGAATGTCGTAACGTAATTACAAACAAGGGACATAATGGACTGCCATTATTTGATGGCAGAGTATGTGATGATTGTAATACACTCGTTATTAATCGTAGATTATATTTATTAGAAAGGTCATTACGATGATATGTACAACACCAAATTGTGGTACAGAAATAAATCCAAAGAACTTTAATGCAATTAAATTTGCTGATGATGGTGAAAAAATGCGTGTTGTTTGCAACTTTCATTATGCAGATTGGAAAGAAAGGAATAAAAATGCCAAATTGGACTGATAATCAGGCCACTATCATTGGTAAAACAGCTGACGTTGAAAAACTTATAGCTGACATTACTAATGAAGATGGAACATATGCATTAACAAATGTATATCCAACACCTACAGAACTAGAAAACATACATCAAGGTTCAAGAAATATTGATGGTGTTAGACACGATGCTTGGTTCGAAGACGAAGATGGTGTACGACCATTACTAGATATGTTTAAGCTAGAGCTTGTTGAAAAGTATGGTACATACAAATCATTAGACTGGCAGTATAACAACTGGGGAACTAAATGGGGTGACTGTCAAACTACTATCAAGTGGGATGGCGAAGTTTTATACGTAGGATTTGAGTCTGCTTGGGGAGAACCATTCTTGTTGTTACAAGAAATAGCTACCAAGTACAATGTAAATATAAATAATAAATGGGACATTGAATTAGGAGAAGGTTCTGGACAAACTATATATCCATTTGATAATGGTGAAGAAGTTAAAGCAGACCATATAAAATCTTTACAAGAAAGTAGAGATAAAATAGACAGTATGTTTAAATAAGAAACGCAGCTACTTACATTGCTTGTACCCCTTTGCAAGCCATTAGACCAAAATGTAGGTAGCTTGTAGCACATAGAGTAAGATAGGCCACGCCAGCTGACGAGCTGAGGCAAAGTAGGACGACTGTGTGTTACAAGCTATCTATTAGTAAGAATTGCAGCTGCCCTGTTGCTTAAATGACTGAACGTAGATAGCTTAGTACTTATACAAAATCGGTGTTCTAATTGCCCAATAAAGTTATCCGAAGTGTAAGTACTGAGCTATATGATATAGCACTAAAGTAAAAAATATGTAATCTGTCTGCACTATTGACAGACAGATTACATTAACAGAAGGGAAAACTATGTATGATAATGAAGATATAGAAGGTATATCAGCAGAACCATCAATCGACCATTACATTGTTACGTTTATTCAAAGTAAACCAGGCGATAATAAAGGTACGTTTGCAAGAGTTGTTCACGTTGATGCACCAGACCACGTAACAGCTATACAATATGCACAACGTATTGATATGTCTGCTAGAGCAGAAGTAATGACAGACTGGCTACCACCAGATGATATAGCTGAGAAAATACTTGGACCTAATCCAACTCTTGACGACCTTAGAAAGCTTCATACAAAATTCATTGACGAAAATATGTTCAAAGCTTTTATGATGGAAGATTATAAAGCTATACAAGTAACTAAAGAATCTGATATTGAAGAACTGAATGAAGAAACTATTAATCTTGTCATCAATAATGCAAATAATATTGGTGATGAAGCAGAAGAGTTTCTAAGAAAGGAGGGTAATGACACTACCTGAAGGTATGTATGCGGCTACACCACCAGCTGTTAGACGTAGAGGTAAACAACCTAAACTGCTAACAGATG